CACATATTGATTAATATTAATATGACCGCAAAAACAATTATAATTAGTACAATTGCGAGCAGTGTTCTGGTGACTGCTTATTACATGTATAATAAGTATCGCAATGTCAAGCTTGTCGTTCAAGCTATCAAGGACGATGAGCAGTTACTGGACACGGAGTTCGATGATGCCGTAGAGCATAATCTAGAAGCTGAGGAGTTACCTGTTGAAATGGGGAAGGACGCTAAGGTGCGTAAAAACCGTCGATTCGTTAGACGCTGTGCTGGCATGCTGGCACAGGAGGTGCGACTTCGATTTGGTTGCGTTGTTCGTAATGAGATCAACGAGGCATGCGTCCGGAACTATACACGAGGAATTATGAATCGTAGGAATATCCGCATAACACATCAAGCTGCTATGGTGGATAAGATAGTCAACATGGTCTTTAACTACACTCCTAGAGATGCATACAATGATAGATATAAAGAAGCGCAGGCATCATTGAAGTGGTGGCGTGGCCTCTTCGGAGGGCACAACCCCACCCAGGCTTGAGGATGCGTGACGAGGCGGATTGGTGTGACTCACTTTTCTAGTGTAAGTGATTCACGTATAACCTTGAAGCCGTGGAACGTTACGCACACTAGCCAAATAAAGAAGATAGATAATGAAAGACGCATCTATCTCTTGAATAACCTCACAGAAGGAAGCAGGTATGGAGTTAACCAAAATAATTTGGCAACACTGCATGCTTGTGTAACAGGTCGTCTATTTAAAATGTACAAAGGGGGTGTCTATCATGACCCATTACCTTACAGTGGTAATAAAGCATTCGAACGTAAATTCATGGACCTTAAATATCGTGCTGGAAATATTTCCCACCGGCGATCCCACCAACAGGTGGTTGATTCGTATCGCGGTCGGAAACGAGCACTTTATTCTAATGCCATGTCCTCTCTAGAGTTAACACCTCTTGTTCGAACAGATGGGTATAGTAAGTTTTTTATGAAATTTGAGAAGATTGATACCACTAAAATACCCAGATGTATTCAGCCCCGGAGTACTAGGTACCACTTAGAACTGGCATCCTATTTAAAACACGAAGAGTCGCATATATATAGAGTATTCGAATCTATGTTCGGATATGACGTAGTTGCTAAACATAAAAACATTTATGATGTTGCTGACATGTTCGTTGAAGCTCGTGATCAATTCGTTGATCCAGTATACTTCGGCATTGATGCAGCTAAGTTTGATATGCATGTAACTGCGGACGTTCTACGATTAGAACATTCTGTTTATCTACATATGTATAATAACGACCCGCTCCTACGGAAACTGCTTAGCTGGCAGGTTCACAACGTGGGACATGGTGTCGCTAGCGATGGTTCGTTGCGTTTTGAGATTGAAGGAACCCGATTTTCCGGAGATATCAATACAAGTTTGGGGAATGTGATGATTATGGTCAACTTAATAAGCAGCTATTTTGACAAGAAAATTAATTATAGATTAATTAACAATGGGGATGACGCGTACGTCATTTGTGAGCGAAAAGACGCTCATGTAGTTCCAGGATTCGTAGCACATGCTAAAACATGTGGTTTTAGGATTGAATTGGAAGCACCAGTGTACGAATTAGAACATGTACGTTTCTGTCAAATGGCACCTATTGAGTACGAACCTAACAAATATGTTATGGTTCGGGACCCTGTTAACTTGTTACAAAAAGACATCATGTCCACACATGATTTGCGCAATAAACAAATTCGTGAAAAATGGATGTACGCAGTTGGGTATGGAGGTCTAGCAATGTACGGTAACATCCCAGTGTTGCGAAATTTTTATAATTACTACTATAAATGTGGTAATCCCGATAGTAAAATGCTTCAAGGAGATAGAGAAATACTTAATTCTGCATATTTTTATTGGGGGAAGGGATTGTTACCAGAGTATCGGCCTATCACCGATACATGTCGCATCTCATATTTTAAGGCTTTTGATGTGACCCCGCAGGAGCAGCTTGCGTGGGAAGGAAAATTCAATAAGTTTTCAAGTGTGTTTGATGTGGCCACCGTTGATGAGGACTATTATTAGATGTTGCTATACTGTGCACAGTATAGTAAGGGTTGGGCGCGCTTTTGTAAGATGACGACTTATACTGGACAAGTTATAACAGAAGCAATCCCATCTGTGAAGGAAGTGGAGGAGATACCTGTTGATCTCTATGGAGGCGTAGTAATGCCTCCTCCTAAAACTTCTGAACAGATTACGTCAACACAGGACAATCACCTGAGACGTCGTTTCGCAACTGCGGAGCGAGATCAAACAGTTATTGAAGGTGCTATAAGCACGGTGATTGGTAATTACTGTGGTCCATACTGGAGCGAAGGCTTGTTACAAACCTCTGTGGTTGGTACAGCGCCTGCTCTAGGTCCAACAGATCAGGCATGTAAAATTCATGACGCCTGCTATGCAGGTGGTAATGATCTGCTGTATTGTGATGAGCTGATGTTAGATCAGCCTGACGTTAACCCTATTGTTCGTGGAGCCATCTCTGCGCAAGCGCTAGCGCGCCGCTTGTATCGGAACATGACTAAAAACACGAACAAAAACAACAACAACAACAATAATAATAATAAGTCTTCTAGCAACAAAAATAATGCTGGACGACGCATACTTAGGAAGAACCAGAAGAATAGCAATAAGCAACCAACTGCTATGATGCAAACTGCCCCCGCAGCGGCTTCTTTGGCTATGGCTAATTTAGTCAATGCGCCCCGCGTATCTGCTATACAAAGGGGTGTGGTGGTTAAGCATTCAGAAATGATTGGCTCTGCTTTTGTTGGAGCGGGAGCTCCTACCGCATTTAATTGCGTAGGTTTGACAATTAACGCTGGAAAATTTGCAACTTTCCCTTGGTTAGCTGTTATGGCGACTAGCTATGACAGATACAGGTTTCGTAAATTGTCTTTTTCTTATGTACCACTAGTACCCACCTCTACCTCTGGTAGACTTGGCATAGGTTATGACTATGATTCTAGTGATGCTCCCCCAACAACCCGCCAGGATTTCTTCAGTTTGACACGACATTCTGAAGGGGCGGTTTGGGCACCTTGTGCCCTTGAGGTACCGGTTGATAACCAAATAAGGTTTACCAATACACATACTACAACTGATAGTAAGCTTATTGATTTGGGTCAACTTATCGTGTTAACGGACGCGACGTCAGCCACCGCATCGTCCGCAATCGGTGACATTATTTGTGAGTATGAGGTGGAGTTGTTAGACCCACAACAACCATCGTATAGTACCACACTTGTTACAGCTCGTAACCCAGCAGATTCCGCAGGGTTCACGGTCACTGGCCCAGCCAGCGCTTATTTTAAGTATATTGATTCCACACATTTATCTCTAGGATTAAGCCCAGGACGTTACTATGTAACGACCTACATAAGAGACACTGCAGTTTCCACTCCAACAGTTTCATTCACTTATTTGAATTGTGCTGCTGTAGGTAGTTCCGCTGGAATTTCCACCACCACTCAACAAACAACAGTCACGTTGATAGCTTGCTCTGGTGGTTCCGGAACACTTACTTTGACGATTGGAGGTGCAGCTACTTGGGCTGATCTTGAGTCACTTGATTTTGTGGTTAGTAAAGTTAGTGGTGACCTAACGGCACCGGTTTAGTTTAAAAGGTCTACTGTATTTTTAGGAATGAGAGAAGGGAACTGATGGGATCTTCATTGAAGAGGGCGATAACCTATCAGGTCATAGTTAGTTGAGTAACATGTGCAGGAGTGGGCATGCGGGTCTAGTCAACCCGGACTGGAATGGCAGACTGTAGCCAGGAAGGTGTGCTGTAAAAACGACTCCGATTGCAGTCAAACACATGTGAAGCAACTAATTAGTTTATCCAATATGTACAGACTATGTAGTCATTGTAATAATCGTTTGTTATGATGACGTGTTTGTACATCTGTTTATTTGAAAGTCAC